ACTTTGCTTGTGCTGTGCAGGGCAATCAGCTACCTCGCTCTCCGAGTAGTCCACCGTAAACAGGTACCTGCCGGTGTGGAACTCGCCGTCAATTTTGCATAACCAAGGGCTCGGGCTGGTTCTCGCGAACTTCACCACAGTGTGGTGATGTGAAGGACAGTCCCAGGGCTGCGCCAGATGTGTAGGCATGCGCTCGGGCCACTCTTCCAATGGGATGTCCCCCACCAGCGCCGTGATGGGCATGCGCGCCCACATCGCTCCCCCATGTATGTTCTCAGAACCGTCCTCCTGGCTTTCACACCCGGTAAATACGATCTGAAAACTCAAGCAACGATCCGGCATGACATTGACCGCAATGACATTTGCGTGCAAGTACTCGCCATGGTACTTCTGGTGCATGTGGGTAAACTCGCGTCTAACCCAGCACTTAAAGTACGGAATGTTGCTGATGAGGTATGACATTACTTAGCGCGCTTACCGCCCGCCATCATGCCCTTAGACATCTTCTTGGCCGCGCCGCCTGCAGCGTAGCCCTTAGACATCATGCCACCGGCCATCATGCCCTTGGCCATGCCGCCTTTGGCCATTCTCACAGGACCAGTGGTCTTGCTTGGCTCAGAAATCATTTTGTTTGCGGGGCCACTTTCAACAGCACCACCACCGCGCGTAGCGGCTCCCATTCCACGTCCAGCCATATTAAACTCCTTTTTTCATTGCACGGCCCTTAACGTCGGCCGTTTTACGTTTAACAGCGCGACCCATTTTGTCGCCCATGTCAGAATTTTTCATCATCTTACCGTCAGGCATCTTGTGCATGCCGGCAATTCCGCCTTTTTTCATCTTGCCAACGCCATCGGCCGCAAAGGCAGGAACGGATTTACCGCCTTTTTTGACCATCTTTAGTTTCGAGGTTGCCATCATTGCTCCTTAGTTTGCCTGTTGAATAAGTTGATCAATTTTTGCTTCAAGCCGGTTAAAACGCTGATCAATGTGATCAGTGACTCTTTGCACTTCTGTGTTAGTTGCGTAATCACGGGCAATCTCCTCGCGTGTTTTGTTCAACAAAATGTCGATGCGCTTGAGCTCGTCAAATTTTTCACGGATAAAAAACCACAATCCGCCAACTGCGGCAGATAAAACGGCAGACCAGACTAAGTTGATGTCCATCAGCATTTCCATCGCGCTAAGGCCGCTGCCTTGCGGGTAGGCTTGCCTTTTTCATCCTTCATGGGCCCCGGCATACCGCCCATGCGCGCGCAGAACGAGTCCTTGCGCTTACCGCCTTTGGGCTGGGGGGCCTTCAAATTACTTCCTGTGGCCGCGTTGTACTTGGCACGGCCTTTGGCAGTCAAGCCCGCCCCCTTGGAGACGGGCAATTTCTCGCCACGACCAACCGAAAGGGAAGGGGTCTTCTTAGCCATAGTAAATATTTACCGCAGCTATGTTGATCATGTAGGCATAGATGGCGTTAACGGCCAAAACGCCTTGATCAGGAACATCAGGAGCATTGTTAAAAATGTCCGTAGCAGATACCTCATAGGTCAACAACCAACGATTGTTTCCACTGACATAAGCAGCTGCTGGGCTGCCACTAATATCGCCTGTGTTAATGTCTGTAAGCGAAAAAGAATTAGCATCTATTCGAGTAATGGAATAGTTGCCATCTGTAGCAGATGCGCCTGACGAATCCGAAAAGTGAATTCCTACAACGTCCCCAGTTACTAAGCCATGGGATGTTTTACTGACTGTTACAGTTGTTCCAGTACGTCCATAAGTGACACTAGAAGTTACAGGAGCAGAAGTCGTATCAAACATTGCCAGTTCGCCTGCGTCGGCGGTGCCCACATAGGAGAGCCCCCTGATACGGTTACGGCCCATCACCAGAAAACCACTGGTGTTTATATGCGCTTGTTTTACATTAGTCGCCATTTTCTTGCTCCGGTTCTTCTCGGTTGAGTTCTGTTATTAAAACATCAACCATTGCAATTGCCCCGTTAGCCTGCTGGATGAGGTCCAGATACTTTTGCCTTTGCTCAAGTGCCTGATTTCTCAAACCCAACAGGTAGCCCTCATCCAGCGCAGCCATTAGGTGGTGATTTGAGTGGCGTACAGTGGCAGGAAGAAATTCGTATTTCCAACCCGAACCTTGATGGTGGCTCCTGCACTTCCAAGCGTTGTACCAGTTTGAAAAATGTGCCCAGAGCCTGCCGTTACGCCTTGAAGGTTAAAGAACACAGCATTGTCGTCAACCGCTGCAACGCCCGCTCCTTGAGTTGAGGCGTGGATAAAGCTCGTTAAAGTTCCTGTCGAAGCCCCAGTAGGAGCATTCAACTCGATCTCAAGAGGAGCGTAATTACCAGAAGATGTACCGGCAGACAGGCTCAACTCAGCAACAAAGGCTGAACCCAGACCGGTCGTGCGACCAGTAGCACCGTAAGTGACTTCGGCTTTCAGGGCATTAGAGAACGAACCCAGAGCGACGTTAGTATCCATCTCAAACAAGGTGCGCCCACCCGTGCCGCCAACACCCGTCATCGTAACGGCAGTGGTATTCGCGTTAAAGGCGGAGGCACCTGTGGAAGAGTTGGAAATTGTGGTGATGAAGCCGTTGAGGGAAGAGACTGGGCCGGAGAATGTGGTCAATGCCATGATTGTTTCCTTACATGCAAGTTAGGCGTATCAATCTGCATGTCGTCAGCCGGGACTGTTTGATACACCGGAAGGCCCGGAATGCGCTCAATATACACCAAAAGAAAAAGGGGCACAAGGCCCCTTTTTCATCGTCTCATCAGGTCGAACCTGAAGAGCCGTAGATGCCGCGTGGGTCAGACCAGCCGAAGCTGTAACGCTCGCGAGCCTTGTAACGCACGTTACCAGTGTCAAAGTCGCCTTCAAAAGCGGTTTTGATTGGTGAGCGTTGGAACATCTTCAAGCCGTTGGGCGCGTCGGTAATCAAGAACCAAGCGTTTGTATCGGTCAAGAAGTGGTTGACAGCGTAACCTTCGGGAATCAGGCCCATGGACTTGATCGCGTTGATATCGTTGTCAGCGGAGGAAGTACGCAGAGTCGACTTCATCAGGCGTTCAGCGGTGAACTGAAGTTCCTTAGGAACGATCATTTTGCGGGCAGTCAGAGCGACCTTCAAGCCACGTTCGTCGGTGAACGCTGCGATGTCGATGATGCCTTGCTCCAGAGAGGTTTCGTTCAAGTCAGCCTGAGTTGTAGGCGTATTGGCGAAGTTGGGGCCCAAAGCTGTAGGGTGAGCGGTAGAACACAGAGCAACACCGTCGCCGCCAGCATAAGCGCCGCCGGTGAAAGCATTGTTCAGGACGTTCGCGCCTTTGACCTGCTTGGTTTGAGACATGGAACGAGCCAATGCCTTGGTGTAGCGGCCAGAGAGACGGTCGTAGAGGTTATCTTCGACAGCTTCTTCGGTCAACGCAAACGCCATAGCGATGGTTTCGTGGGTGTAGCGAGCAGTGAACGATTCCAAAGCGGTATCGTACTGAACACCAGCGCCCTCAGTCTTCACTGGAGCAGTGCCAAAACCGGTCAACATCACCTCTTCTTCAAACGCACGGTCAGAGGTTTCGATATCGAAAATCTCTTCGTGTTCGTTTTCATAGCGGTTGTATTCCATGCCAAACAAGGCATTTAGACCCGGCTCAAGTTCCTTAACGAGTTGTGAACGTGTAATTGCCATGATTAAGCTCCGTCAGATGCAACACCGACGCTACCGTACTGGTGTTGATTAAGTTTCACAACCACTTGTGCATAAGTGCCTAATTCATTGTCAGGAGTTGTGGACAAGCCAACAATCTTCATGGTCAATGCGGCAGTTTTTGCAATTGAAGCGGAACCGAGGCTACCGTTGGAAATACCAGTGGTGGTGCTTCCTGTGGTAGAGGCTGTGGGGTCAGCATTCTTGCCAATATTGGCTTGAGTAACTGCACCATCAGCTTGGACCAAGAACAACTGGTTGGGATCATCGATTACTTCGCAATCAATGGTGCCAGATGTGATGTCCACGCTACCGGGGTAAAAGTTTTTCCAAGTCGGCTTGCCTGCGCGAGTTGGGTCGTAGTATTGGCAGCCATTGAATACGCCTG